GTTTGAGTTCCAGCTGCTGCTAAAAATCTTTTAGCACTAATTAAAGGTGCAGCACTATGAAACGCACCAGTGGCTACGGCTGTTTTAAATTGATTGTCTGTGCTACTATAAAATATTTGCCCCTCTGCTTGTTCATTATCAAGATCAGTCTCAAATGTTTTAATTCGTTTACCTTTAATATTTTTATAAGTTGTCATGATACGTCAAAACTCCTTACAGGTTCTGTTTCTCCAGTAAATTCTTCTGTTGCTGCAGTTGTTGGTCCATAACCTCCAAAACCTAAACCTGCTGAATTAGGGGCAGTAGCAGCACCCCCTAATATCCTTCTTGCTAGAGCCATACTTGAACTTGTTGTAAACGTTGTTCCATCATAAGTTTCTGTTGCACCAGTAAGTGCTGGAGCTGTCGTAAGACCACCAAAAATTAAACCTGCTGTTTGAACACCTCCTCCAGCTAAACCATTTCTTGCTGTGTTTACATTATTTACTTCACTCCAACTTGTTCCATTATATTCTTCTACAAGAGCAACCTGACCAGTGCTAGTTGCACCTGCTGCAGCTAAAGCAGCAGTTTGTGTTCCAAATCCTGACATTGCTTGTCTGGCTGTATTTAAATTATTTCCTTCAGTCCAAGATGAACCATTATATTCTTCGCTATCAGCTGTAATAGGAGGATCAGCATTTCCCCCAAATGCAAGACCTGCAGTTGAAGTACCGGCACCATTTAAACTAGATCTTCCTGTGTTTAAATCACCGCCAGATGTCCAATTAGTTCCATCGTATTCCTCTGTTGTAGCTGCGTTTGGATAACTGCCAAAAATTAATGCAGTTGTCTGGGAACCAGCACCTCCTGCATAAAATCTAGTTGAACTTAAATTATTAACTTCTGTCCAAGAGGTTCCATTATATTCTTCGTTGTTAGCTGTTGTTTGACCTCCAGCAGCTAACCCAGCAGTTTGAGTTCCAAATCCTGTTAAAGCATGTCTTGCTGAATTTAAATTTCCACCGCTAGACCAGGCAGCTGCAACAGTTAATTTACCTTTTATTTTTAATTCTGTAGAATTATACCAAACTTGACCAACCTTTGCGTTATCAGGATCACTTGTTACTAATTTAATTCTGTAACCTTGGCCTTCTCTGTAAGTAGTCATTAAGATCTCCTATTAATCATTCTTGAATAGCCAACCTTGAGTTCCATCAACATATACTAAAGTGAATGAAGCTCTTTCCGTTGATACAACTAGATCCTCCGCTACTCCTTGAATTGGTTCTGAATTTCTTCCTACAGTTAATGAGTTAGAATCAAATGTTCCTGCATAATCCACTATTGTAACTTCGTCACCTAAACTTGGTGAAGATGGAAGTGTAACTGTAAACGCTGAAGATGTTGTGTTTGCAAAAACACCTTGACCAGCTGATGCTGTATAATTTCCTGTTTTAATTGATTGCCATTGTGTTCCACCACCAATGTAAGTTTTAATTCTAGAAGCTGCAACTTTTCTGTTAGTGCCACCTGCACCGTCATCAACTATAAATAAATCTGCATCTACAATGTCGGCACCAATATCTGTTGCTCCATCTATATCTAAATCTGCAACTGCAATACTTCCATCAGGAAACACTGGTGCTTGTGAAAACGTAACAACACCATTTGATGCAATAGCTATTGCATCTTTATCAGATGCAGAACCAATATTACCAGCATCAGCAATAACTATGCCTGCATTAAATATAGCTTCACCTGCAGCCGACATGTCTAGAGTTAATGCAGTTATATCTGAAGAATCGTCTGTTCCTTTAAATATAATATCTGTGTCACTGCCTTGTGCATCAATTGTAATATTACCAGCGGTTGTAGCAACGTTAACTGCTGCATCTCCTGTTGTTAAATCATCAAATGCTGTTGATATTCCTTGTTGAAAATATGTTTTAAATGTAGCGGCAGTTGTTAATCTCATTGTGCCACCGTCGTTAGTTATGATTCCATCAGCATCTGCAACTGCAGTTGTCCCTGCAGAAGTACCACCATCTATCAAATTAATTTCTGTGGCAGTTGCTGTTACACCATCTAATATATTTAACTCAGCAGCTGTAGATGTAACCGCAGTGCCATTAATAGCTAGTTTATCTGTTACAACATTAAATGTGCCATTGTCTTCAATTCTAGCCACCTCTGTGCCATCTCTTTGTTGAAATATTAAATCTTTAGCATCAACAACTGGTCTAATGATTACATCACTTGATGAGTTAGATATTCTTAAAATTTCAGTTCCACCATCTAAGAAATTAAAATCACCACCATCTGCATCAAATTTAATATCACCTGGTGCATCTAAAGTAACATCAGTCGCTCCATTTAATACAAAATCAAGAACAGTTGTACCTGCTGCCTTCATGGTAATATTATCGCCATCAGCATCTAAAATAATATCTGCTTCTGCATCAAGTGTTATGCTACCAGAAGATAAAGAATCTATCTCTGCTATTTTAGGAGTAGTTAAAGTTTTGTTAGTTAATGTAGCAGTTGAAGCTGTTGATACTAATCTGGCATCGCCACCAGTGCTGGGAAGAGTTAAAACATTATTAGCACTTTCTGAGTGTGGTGCAGCTACTATTTGCTGACCGTGAGAATTGTTTTCACAATTAAGTTGAAGAGTACCTTGATTAGTATTACCTTTAATAGTTACATGTCCTGTGCCATTTGGTGCTAATTCTATATCTGCATTTGAAGTAGTTACAATATCTTGACCATTCATATCAAGGTCACCACCTAATTGTGGAGAAGTATCTTCAACTACATTTGATATCGCACCTGATGTAGCAAGTCCTGATACTATTGCTGATCTAGCTATTTTTTTAAGTCCACCACCTGAAGTATCTACTGCTAAGAATACATCATCGTTAGCCACTGTAGATATTTCTGATAAGTCACCCACTGCTACTGAATTAAAGTTTGTACCATCAGCAACTAAAATATTACCTGATGTGTTTGTGCCCATGGTAATATCATCACCAGATACTGTAAGATCTCCGGTTACAGTTAAATTTTGTGATACTGTTACGTTACCATTAGAAGCGATTGCTATGGCATCTGTGTCAGAGGTGTGACCTATATTAGTTCCATTTATAATTATATTATCAACTGTTAAAGTTGTGAGTGTGCCAACAGATGTAAGATTAGGCATCGCTGTGATTTCATCATCAAAGTATGCAGCTAAATCTGTAACTGCAACTTGCACCATGGTGCCATTGTCATTTAATACAACTCTGTCTGCATCTGCAACTGTTGTAGATGTAGCTGACGTACCACCGTCAACTATGTTTAGTTCTGCAGCTGTTGAATCAACTGCTGCGAGTTTAGTTAAATCTGCTTGTACTAACCCTGATACCCCATCTAATAAATTTAGTTCTGCTGCAGTCGATGTAACTGCTGTGCTCCCTAAAGTAAGTCCACCATCAGGTATAACAACACTACTACCAGACAATGCTGTAAATGTATTCGCTGTAAATCTAAAATCATCTGCGCCAGCAATTGCAATGTCGATTTGATCATCTGTATCTGCTGTGATTGAAGTATCCGCGTCTTCGTCAAGAGTTAATGACCCACCATCTAAATCAGTTGCTCCACCAAAACTAGCATCAACAATATTTGTTCCATCAGAAAAAACTAATTTAGTGCTTTTATCAGAAGAGCCAAAAGTTACACCAGTTCCTGATACAGTTTTAAATTGAACAGTGAATGCACCTGATGTTCCATTTACTACAATGTAAACTTTTTCTATAGAATCTGGGACAGTTACAACTTGATTACCTGTGATTGTTCCTGTTAATTTTATAACTGCATGTCTTGCAACAGATGTTGACTCAGTTGCATCGCCATCTGTAATTGATAAAGTTGTTGTTTGTGCACCACCAGCAATGGATTTTTCTACGTAACCAGCGATTGCTTTCTCTACAATTTGTAAATTGGTATTAGTTTTTGTCCCCCATGTACCGGCATTTTCGCCGGTTGCCATTAGTTCAATACCTAGATCTGAAAATGTTGATGCCATAATTTAATCCTTAAGGTGAAGGTGAATTAACTGGTATTCTAACTGTTCCGTCTGTGTAGTCATCTCTTCGTCTTCTACCTATTTGTTCTCCTCCAAATTTTTGTACTTCTTGTTGATATTTGTTTTCGTATAATTGCAGCATGTCAGCTGGACCTTTTAGAAACCCGTAAGCTTCTGCTAGGCAACAATATAGCA